GCTTGAGCCTCGTTAAGATCATTCTGCCGCTGCAAAACATACTGACCCAGCGCGCTTCCGACACGCCCCATGGTCTCGCCAACCTCTTGCAGCTGGCGCCCTGGCAGAGTGGCCTGCTCCGTCGTGATGACCTGCCGGGCCTCACCTTGGCGGATCGTAGGCTGCAGCCCTTGGCTCTCGTATGTTGGGACGCGCGGCATTACCCTCTGCGCCCCCTCTGCATCCAGTCGGGGAAGTCATATCCCGCTTGCTTAAGGCTAGTGTAGGTCATCCCCGTTTGCGCGGCACCTGTCAAAAGCGACGTTGCGCCAGCCAGCAACGGGCTGATGCCCTTGGCTGTTGCTCGCGCCATCATAGCCTGATTGCGCTGGCCGGTGGCCTCCATGCGATAGCCCCAAGCTTGGCGCAAGGCGTTGGCTTCGGCCATGTTGACATCACGCTCGGCGAGATAGTCGCTTGAGGTCTGCAAGGCGATCGCCGTCTCTGACGTTGGGTCGATCATGTTCGCGCCAAAGGCCACACGCTGCTGGCCTCTGATCTGCCCTGCGCGCTCGCGAATGGCCTGTTGCTGCATCTGGCCCTGCAACATGGCGTCACGGGCTTGGCCCTCGCTGATGCGCGCGTTGATCTCGGCAATGCGGGCCTGGCTTCTCAGCGCTGTGCGCTGGCCTTGGGCGGCGTAATAGGATCCGATGCCGCCTGTAACGGCTGACCCTGCCTGCAATGCTAAAGCAGCGGTACCCAACTCAGCCTCCGAATTGCAGGGTGGTCGTCATTGAGACGATCGTCAATGGCACAGGCGCTGTTTGGCGCACGATGATCTGCCCGTCATCAGTCCAAGCGGGCGGAATTTCAACCTCAATCTCGCCGGTGTAGAGGTTAGGCGGCGAACCGTAGGGCTCGTTCGTGCGGATCTTGGCCTCCTTCAGTTCGTCCGTGGTCGGACCAACAAAGATGCCGCTGCTCTTGTACACCCGCAGCATGACCCTGCTGATGTTTTTCTTTGTGCCTTGGGCCAGGGCTTCAGCCTCGATCGCGAGCGGAAGCGTCTGCAAGTCGCACACAACGGGCAAGCCCACATGCACAAGGCTTGCGGCCTTATCGAGGGTGATCTGTCCGCCTGTAACCACGCGAGAGGTAAGAACCGCGCCATCGGCAAGCACAGTGACGGTTTTGCCCTCGAGATGGCCAAGACCGCTGATCGTGGTTGCCGGCAAGCCTGAGTAGGTCAGGCTGCAATCAGACCCCACGAAGTCTTTCAGGTTTGGGAAGTAGCGGCTGGCGAGGCGCTCAACATAGCGCTTGGTGGACGTGCCGATCGTGCGCTTGACGATGGCATAAAGGATATCGTCATTGCCTTCGCTGACAACAGCCACGCTTTCAAACACGCCGTCCTGGGTGTCGTGATAGTGCCAGGCATAGACCTGCTGCTCGGGGACGTAGGTCATGCCAAGCAGGCGCCCGTCGCTTGAGACGGCCCAGACGATCGGGGTGGGGCCCTTGGCGTAAGCCAAATCCTTGATCGTCTTGTAGTCAAACAGGTGCGCCGCACGCAGGGATAGGTCCACTGAGATGTAGCTTTGGATGTCGTTATCGAAGCCAATGGCGCGCATGTGCCCGCCTCGCGCGGCGGCGTAGATCGCCACGGTGTTGGCCGTGACGGGCTGCACATTGCTCGCGCCGATATAGCTCTGCGGGCGGATCGTGATCGTGCTTGGCGTCAGGAGATCGCCAACGCTGGCGACACGCCATTCCGCGCTCTCGGTCAGCAACAAGAGATCGCCAATCACAACAGCATGTTGAATTGTGTTGGCCTCGCGTGCGGCGATCTTAACGCTGATGGCGTCGTCGTCTTTGACCGGGATGCTGTAATCCAAGTTGCTTTCGGTCCCGGCCTTGGTCATCCAGAAGGTTTGCGGGAAGAGCGGCGTGCCGGCGAAGACACGGCGTTGCTCATAATAACAGACCGCGCCGGGAAAGTCGGACGCGAACGGGTTCTGGTTGAGCGGCGGCGTGCGGCTTGTGTCGGGCGCAATGTTGTCGTCAACCAGGCTTGTGCCGGTGGATTGACCGATGAAGCCATAGAGCCCGCCGCTTTCGCGGTACACGTTGCGCCTGGCGCTGGTGGCGAAGTTGATGGTGTTGACCGCGCCTGTGTCGAACAGCTGGTTGCTGGCGGTCACTGCCGCGCTGGCCACGCTTTCGTCCAGTTGGTTGTCGCTCACCCGTGTAGCCACATAGCTGTAGGTCTGGGCGAGGGATGGCGACGTTCCTAGGGTCGGCGTCACGCTTGAGATCGTCGGCGCGGCTAAGGTTGAGCCAAAGGTGATCGTGCTTAGGACATACTTCGTCGCGCCCAGTCGCTTCAGCTCGCGCGGTGCATAGTTGGGGTGGACGATCGTAATGATGTCGCCGCTTTGGATGTAGTGCAGGTCGAACAGGTCTTGCTCTGCGTAGGGCGACGGGATCTGATAGACAACCGGCATCTGGTACCACTGCCCCGTGGGGCTGGTGTTCGCCGTTCCCGTGTAACCGTAGTAAACAACCGTCTCGATCGGCTCAAGATCGACATAGAGCCATTCGTTGTACGCGGGCGGCGTTTGATAGGTGTAGGTGATCTCGCTGATATAGAGCTTTTGGCCCACTACAACCTGCGTCGGCAAGGTTGAGCCGCTGTTGGTGTAGCCTGCTGGCGGGGTTGAGACGGGCCCCACATCCTGCACCCATGTGGCGGTAATGACGGGCGTTGCGCCATATTGGTTTGCAGGGGTCGCCGGATCGGAGCCAGTGGAAGCAGCGACGGCGTACCACGTCGAGCCGCTGCGGGTGACAAGATCGCCGGCGACATAGGCCGTTGCCACATCCCACGCACTGACGCCAGTGGTCGGGGTAAGCAGCGTTGCGCCAAAGCTGTGAAAGCGGAAATAGGCGTTTCCCGCCTCGATGACCACAGTTTGGGTCGCGCTGTAACGAAACGGGATCAAGCGGGTCGCTTTGGAGCTGGTTTGCACCTCGCGGACAAACTGCGTGCCAGGGCGATTGACCACTGGCCCCTGCGGGGTCACGACAAAGTTCCGACACACGGCGAGGCCGGTGTTGTTTTTGACGTCATCCAGCCGCCCGTACATCTCCGGGCTGACGATGCCGCCGTTGAATGACCGTGTGTAGGTCTTGTTGCTCATGGGCTGTAGGGCTCATCGTTGTAAGGCCAGATGAGCGCCCGGTTGGCCAGCCATGGAGCAGTGTGGCGGGTGTCGTTGCGCACAGGACTGCGGCGGCGCTCGTTGGCGTCATTGGCCGCTGCCTTGGCCGCGTAGGATAAGCCGGTTTGCAAGGCGGCTTGGGCTGTGCGGACGCCCTGCTCGCCTTTGATGATGGGCCCTGCAAGGTGGCTGGCCAAGATCCAGCTCAGGGCCTGCACAAACCAAGCCGGGAAGCGCGCGCTGTCCGTCACGTCTGAGACATAGCGCATGGTGGCTTCATCGCAGTTGGTGAAGATCACGCGCGTACGGTTGATGTCGTTACCGATCTCGAACTCATACTCATGCGCGTCTTCGTCAAACTGCCGCGCGCCGGAGTAAATGCCGATGACCGTCACGAGATCGGACGGGATGGCATAGCTGTATTGCCATGGGTGCGCGGGCGGAACCGTTGGCGACAGATCGGCCAAGAGCAGGCGCCGCGTGGCGAAGGTCCACGGGTGCATACGCAACAGCGTATCCAAAGCCAAGGGATAGAACCGCGCGCAATGCTCGGCTTGGATCGATCCCTCAGGCGGGCTGATGCTGTTGATGTTGGCTCGGTCGCCAATATGGCTCAGAGCGAGGTTGCAGATATCAATCACGCTGGCCATGGCGGCGCCTCATCACAAGTCTGCACGCTTGACGCGGCGGGGAACGGGTTCGGCTATGGGTTCGACAGCGGGTTGAGCGGTTGGCTCGACAGCGGGTTGAGCAATAGGCTCAGCCCCCCTCCGTTCCACAAGCTCAAACCAGCTGCCGGTCATGCTGTCAGGCACAGAGAAGACCGTGCCGGGACGAACCCTAGATCCTTTGTAAAAGCCTAAAGCCGTCGCCTTCACGATCTTCATCTGTACCCTCCGTCAGTTAGAGATTGATGCTTGCGCCAGGCGCGTTAGCCGTGGCGACCCACTTCGACGGATCTTTCGTCAAGAAGGCGTCGATCGTGCCCGCCGTAGTCGTGGTCGTCGCCGTGACGCAAAGGACGCCAAGGTAACGCTCGTAGGTTCCCAGAGGGAGAGCAACCATGGCGATCGTCGCGCCAGCGTTCAGCAAAGCGCTGTTCGCCGCTGCGTCGTCGGTAACGATCGTGCCCGTGTCAAAGTGGACCGTAGCCGTTCCGTCCGTGGCGATCGCCGCTTGCGCGTCAGAAGCCAGCTGAAACCGGATTGTTCCGGCTGCGCCGCCCGTGATGATCTCCGTCGCGCCAGTCTTGATGACCAGAAACAACGGTTCGCCGTTGCCGATATCCGACGTCGTGGCCCCAAGGTCGATCACGTCGCCGATCAGCGCCGTGCCAGCGGTAGCCGCCACGGACACGTTGTCAGCGAACTCAAGTCTTTCGTCCATAATCATTGAACTATCTCCTGCCCGTTCGCTTTAGGCGACGCCGGTTTCAGTGTTGAGAAGGGCGTCGCAGCGACGCACAGGGATGCCCGCGAAGGCCAGCACAAGCTTGCCGCCGATCTGCTCCATCGTCAGGGTTGAGCCTGCGACCTTTTCCAGCATCTGGCGACGCAGGAAGGAGCGGGCGCGGCGGTTCATGTAGAACGCCGGACGGCCAAGGGTGAGACTGGGAGGCACATCGAGCGCTTGGGTCATGAGGTCCAAGAGATCGGGGCCAGAGGCTGCATCGCCAACGAGGTCTTCCGAGTTGTACTGGATGCGAACCACATAGCGCCAGTCGCGCACAGAGAGGCCGCAATCCCAGCGATAGTGGGTGCGGTAAGCTTCCATGCGCCCGCCAGAGCCATCGACGTTCTCGATGGTCACTTGCCCCTTGTCGGTCATCTGCAAGCCGCCAATCGACGCCTTGGGGTAGATGCCGTGGCAGGTGTTTTCGCCCCAGCAGATAAGCCAGATCGACGCGTTGTCAGTGCTGTCGGGCTGGGCATTGCCTTGGCGAATGATGTTTTCGCCGTTTTCAGCCGTGCTGAGATTGAAGCGCGGGGCGAAGCCCGTGATCTCCTCAGGCGCGGTGGCTTCAGACGCGTAGAACAGGGAGCTTGCAAACTCCTGGTTCATGCCCTCGATGTGCGCGCGATCCTCAGACAAGCGGAACGCAGCCGTGTTGCCGTTAAGGTCGGCAAGGGCCTTGTCCACTTCGGCGTAAGCTTCGAGCATCCCGCAGGTGTCCGTGACCTGCACGGTGCGGGATTTCGTGGGCTGCACGCCGCCGTAAAGCTTGCGCCAGGTTGGGGCGGGCAAGCCGCTGCGAATCGTGGTGCGATGGCCGGTCGGCAGATTGCCTTCCATCCAGACCATGTCTTCGAGGATTTCGTTGGTCTCCGCGAGGATCTCAACGATAGTGTCAATCTTGCCGTCCGGATCGAGGCGCTTGGCCACGTCCATCAGCGTGGGGTGGATAGTCGAAAGGGTTGCCATGGGGCTGTATCCTTACATCATTACGTTATGAGAGGTTAGAGTTGTCGTAGAGACGCTGCGCCGGGTTAGCGGGGCGATTGGTCGTCCTGCCTCCAGGCACTAGGCTATCATCTCCGATGGCCTTGCCGACGCGGTGAAAGAACCGGATGACCTCCGGATGGTTACCAAGTCGGCTTTCGTCCAACAGCTTCGTCAGCTCAGGAGATCCGAAGCGGGTCAGGGCCGTCTTGGCTGTGGCGAGGTTGGCGTTAAGCGCCTCTCCACCAAGTTCCTTGTCGGTCTTGACCTGTTCAACCCACTGGGCCGTGGCGTCTTGGATCGCTTGCTCTTGGGCCTGAAGCCAGCGCTGGGCTTGCTTCTGGCCAAGATCGGCAATCTTCTGCGCCTGATCGATCGGTAGCTTAAGATCCTTGGCTAGGGCCTTCAGGTCTTCGAGCGAGGTTGCGTCAACATCGACGTCCCCTTCAAAGGTGAAAGCATAGTCAATCTCTTCACCACTGGTCGCGGGCTGGTTTTCCGCGGGCGGTGTGCTCTCGCCGGTCTCCGGCTGCTGGTCGCCGGTCACAGATGCATCTGTGGCGCCGGCCGTCGTAGATGGCGCGCCTGCGGTGATCTCTGCGGCGGTCATCAACGTCTCTGGTGTCGTTTCGTTACTCATCGTCAGCCCTCAGTAGGTTTGGCACTTCTTCGCGCGCATGGGTCCATGCCTGGCGCAAGATATGCAGCCCAATGGCGCGCTGGCCCTCGCGGTAGAAGGTCTCGCTTGAGCCGGTGAAGCTCGATCTCGCCACGCCAGCCACGTCGAGAAGCTCCTTCACAATGCGCTTGCCTCGCTTGCTGGCGAGGAGCCATGACCAGTCTTCAGCCTCCGCTCGCCGCTCCATAGCCGCCGCGTGCCGGCGATCATTGTCGCGGGCTTGGGCGCTTTGGATGTCGAAGGGGTCGAAGTCGGTCATTTCTTTTTCTTGCCCGCCTTTGACAAAGCAATCGCCACCGCCTGCTTTTGCGGTTTGCCCGCCGCCATCTCGGTGCGGATGTTGGCGCTTACTGTCGCTTTCGATGAGCCGCGTTTAAGGGGCATTGTAGCGCTCCGATTTTGAAAAGCCTAACACAAATAAAAACTACAGCTCTGCCGACAGCAACAAAAGTCCCGACGCATTACTTTCTTGTCGTCCAATTGTCCCCAAGGACAAACTGTGAGCAGTCATGGTAAAACGCAAGATTGCAGAAGTAGCCCCTACCTGAACTAATGACGGAAGGCTGGTGCAGTTGCCTCCGTTTGCGCCGGAATAGTCTCGAATTTGATAATCTGCGGCTGCCCCAGACGCAATCAAAGACGGAGATGCGCGCATACCTGAAAACAGCAGCACGCTATCAAGTAAATTAGCTGTTGAAACAACTCCAAAAACATTATAGATATTGTTCAATGTCTTATTAACTGATCGCAAATATCTTGAACAAAGAATTTCTTCAGCCGCCAAATCAGCGCAGCTTCTATCCCAAGGCGTATCCGCGACACCGTATTCAAACTGAGGTTCCGCTAAATCAAGCGTGAAATTCGTGTTTAACGGCAGAGAAAAAACAACAGTTGTGTAGCTGTTGTTGTTAGATCCAAGCGTCTTCCCAGAAATAGACGGAAGTAAAAACCTGAAACGGACGCGCTGCCACGTCGTTGTGATCGTTTGGTTTGCGTCTAGCGTGTTGCAGCTAGTTAGGACTGAGCTAGATGGTGAACCGCCAGTTCCGAAGTTTTGCTCCGCAGCAGAGGTCAGCGTAATTGTGCCTGAGGCTACCTTAGCCCAAACGGAAAGACAGCAGTTGCGGCCAGAAAACCGCCGAACATTTTCGATCCGTTGAAAAAACGAAAATGAAGTCATCCCCGAACCAGACGTTACGCTTATTCGAGAATGGTACTGTGGTTCCCACGGAACATCTATTTGGCCAATTGCAAAACTTTGCTGAGATACCGCTAAACCAACAGGCGTCCCGTTATAGTCGATAACCCAATTGTCTAGCGTATAAGTGTTGGCTGCAGGAGAGGAAATAGTTGCACCGCGTGTAGCGCGCCAAAAACCTGAATTAAGTAGTTGGTTTCGGCGTTCGTCTCTAATCCGTTGAAGGCCATATTCCGCGACATAATTTATTTCTGCGTCGCTATCCACAGCTTCTGGTTGGTATCCGTTGACGCTTTTGGTTTCGGGCCAAGTCGGCAGAGGTTCTTGATCTACTTCGCCAATAGGCACAAATATGTTGCCGCCCGGAGAAGCTGACGATGCGTTGCGTGTGACTTTCAGATTTTGCCCGCGCTGAAGCTTGCCAGAAAAGCTATTGTTGACCGGATAATTTGCGCCATCACCCGGAGCCACGCCCTCAAGATACAACCACGAAGCAGTGGTTGGCGTGGCTGCTGTTCCCGAGCTTTGAAACCAAGTGTCAATGAAACTATGGCTATCAACAAACCGCATCCAGATCCCTACGCCAGCACGTCCAAGACCTGCGTTGTTTTCAAGATCAACAATGCCCTTGGTGTTTAAAAACGTATTACGAACAGGATCGTTGAACTTTGCGTCCCATCCGTCGAAATACATGAGGACTGTGCCAAGGCCGGACGTGCCTGTCCGTCCATCAAAATCTAGACCAAAAAACATATTGTCGGCTGGCGATCTGATTGCGAAACCGACATTTGCAGCGGTTAGCACTGCATCAGGTATCTGCTGCACGTTCAGTTCTAGATGACGTGTTTTGATGCGGTAAAAAGACAGACTTGAAAAATAGCCCATCGACCCAGACAAGATGCGCAGACCGTATCCGGCAGTTCCATTTCCATCAAGCACAAGATTTTGTAGTGAGTTTCCTTCACACGGCCCGACAATGTCAATCATGCGGCCATCCGTTGCGCCGATCCAGACAAGCGTGGTTGCTACTCGATCGCCGCTGAACCGATAGCCGTTTGCATGTTCAGATCCAATTCCGCGCAATATCACGCCATTAATGGTGCTGATTTGCGTCAGCGATCCGTTGCCCAAATTGATAGTCGCACCGATGCCAATCTTTGCTTCTGGAAACTGAATGATACCGCCACCGCGTGCGCCTACTGCGGCTATGGCAGTGTTAATTACTGCACTGTTGTCGACACTTATGTTTGTCGTAACGATTGGCCACCACCGTATATCGTAGACAGGTTCAGTTATTTGGCGTTTCCACCTATTCCCCGCCGCATCAACGATGACGATGCCGCCATCGTCTGCGGTCGTGGTGTCGGATGCATCGTAGCGGAACAGCCCGCCGCCGTCTCCCGCTACCCAGCTCTGCTTGAGCATGACCTGCGGCGGCACAGCGCCCGCGCCCCAGTTCGCTAAGCGAAGGGCTGCAATGTCAAAGTCAGCACTGGCCAGGAGGTTGACGTTCTCGCGGGCGTTGCTCATGCCGCTTCGTCCATCTGCTGGGGTTGCGCCTGCGCCGCCGCTTTAAAGACCTGCATCAGGTCCACGACATCATCCTCCATGGCGCGGATGCCGAGGGTTTTAATGGCGGCGTCAAGCAGGCCAGCGAGCACCTGGAATTGAGCGGGGGTGAGGTCGAGGGTCATCAGGCGGCTTCCTCTTGTGGGGCTGGCAGGGCGGCGTTGAAGGCTTCCCTAGCCGCCGTAATTCCGGCTTCCTTAGACGCTGTCCCGTATTGGTTCTGGTAGCTTTCCGCCGCACGCGAAAGCACGAACGTTAGATAAGCCTCGTTGGTGTCAAGCGGCTCAGTGGGCTGAGGGTAAACGTCGTCGGTGATGGTGAGGGTGTAGGTGGTCATGGGCAATGGTCCTTATGTTAAGGCTGCGGTGGACACCCACCCGCCGTTGTAGACGTAGATTTTGTTGCTGCTGGTGTCGTAGTGCAAAGCGACCTGTCCTGTCGGAATGTCAGCAGGAACGCCCGTAGGAGCGCCCGCGCTGGATGGAATCATCACATAGCCAACTGTTGCGGTCGTCGCCAAAGCGGCAGTGCCAAAAGCAATGTTTCCGCGCGATCCAGTTCCCGCGCCTTCGGTGGCGAGGATGGCCGTCGATGAACTCCAACCCAGATAAACGCGGCTGTAATTGGACGCGTCGGTGAACGAACGATACCAGCGATGCGTCTGCGCGTTCGTGCCCCGCCGCTGCGCGAGGGTGTCGGCGGCGTCTCGGGTTAACTGCACATCTTGCGACGCGCCCCACGAAACAAAAGGCGACGTGTCTGTCAGCAGCGCTAGATTTCCAAAAGTGCCGGTCGTCCGAAAACCGTTTGCCGTTATTGCGTTG